ACAAAAAGGTTTTTGGCAAATTCAAGCCTGAATGGAATATTAGCATAGGCAATCACCAAATTGAAAATGTGAATATTTTTTTTGAGATAGAAAGCATTTGGCTCGACCACTACCAATACCGCAGCTATGAGCAATTCAAGCGCAAAAAGCTCACATTCTTCAAAGCGTTTGAAAAGGCTGGCTACCCGAATCACAAGTTTGTCAAGGAATACCGATTGTATCAAAAGCATGGCGAAGCGTATTTGGAGCAGATGTGGGATTATTTGTTGAGAGGGGTAACTGAGTTTGAATTTAAAGCACACGCACAATGATCAAACTAAGCACGATCAAACCAAATCCAAACAATCCGCGCATTATCCGCAACGAGAAGTTTGAAAAGCTAAAGCGAAGCATTGAAGAGTTCCCAGAGATGATGGAGCTACGGCCAATTGTCGTAGACGAGACAAATACAATCATTGGGGGGAATATGCGCTTTCGGGCTTTACAGGATTTGGGTAAAAAAGAGGTACCAAGCTCCTGGATCAAAAAAGCGTCAGAACTTACCGATGATCAAAAAAAGAGGTTTGTAATTACGGACAATGCAAGTTTTGGAGAGTGGGAGTGGGAAGCCATTAAATCAGATTGGGACTTGGGTTTTGTTGCCGATTGGGGTGTTGATGTTCCTAGCCCGGATCGATTGGGCCTATCCACCGATCCTTTTAGCGACATAGGGCTACCCGTTAAAGACCAGTATGGCGTTATAGTTATGGCAGAAAATGAGGCCGAGCAAAAAAAGATATTTGACCGTCTCAGCGGTGACGGCTTAATTTGTAAAATTGTTGTCACATGATTATAGAGGTCAGGAACAAAACATCGGATTTTAACACCTACCGGGCGGCAAGGGTCAAAAGCCTTTTTAATGCCAGCGACGGCTCCGGGTTTTCCCTGGACGCTGATATCCCTATTGAGGGAATGGAGTGGAAAATAGGGCTAATTGTTGGCCAGTCGGGAAGCGGGAAGACAAGTATAGGCAAGCAGATATTTGGCGGCGGTAAAATTGTTGACCTTTACGCTGGCTGGCCCTCGGACACGCCAATAGTTGAGGCCATTAGCCCCGAAGGGGATTTCGGCGTTGTTACCGGGGCGCTTGCAAGCGTTGGGCTTGGGGATGTTCCTTCATGGCTTAGACCGTTTAACGCGCTATCAAACGGCCAGCAGTTCAGGGCGGGATTGGCCAGAGCGTTGGTTTCGGGGGAGGATGAAATTGTGATCGACGAGTTTACGTCCGTGGTTGATCGGCAAATTGCAATGATTGGGGCGATGGCGTTTTCTAAGTCCTGGCGGCGGCAGGGTAAGCGGTGCGTCTTAATCTCCTGCCACTATGATATAATTGAGTGGTTGCAGCCGGATTGGGTTTTTGATACCAACGGGACTTTTAAAAAAAAAGCGATCTCGCAGCCCGGCCAAGTATCGAGCTTGAAATTAGGAAGGTCGACTCAACTTACTGGAAATATTTTAAGCCACATTACTATTTAGATTTGCCTATGCCACCAGCAGCAGAGTACTTTATAGGAACGGTCAACGGGGAGCTAACCTGCCACCTGGCGGTTTGCCCGTTTTTCACCGCAAACGCTTACAGGGCAACGCGGCTTGTCGTTATGCCGGAGTGGCAGGGGGCGGGGGTAGGCACTAAATTTTTGGAGTGGGTTTGCGAGTACCACAAAAGCGGCCTTGGCAGATGTGGTAAAAAGCTTCCGACCTTATTTCATACAAGCCACCCGCAGCTTATAGGCTACCTAAAGGCAAGTAAAAAGTGGGTTTTGAAAAGCCAGTCCCTATTTGGCAGCGTAAAGTCAAAGTCAAAATCTACAATTAAAAAGGCGAGTGCTAGGAAAGGCGTAAAGGGGGTGGGTACAGGCTACGGCGGCCACTTCCGAGCAGTTCAGGGATTTAAATACATAGGCGCATGAATATTTTTATAAGCGGGCAAAAAAAGTTTGGCGCTGAGGTTTTAAGGTTATGCCTATCCAAGGGGCTAAACGTCGTTGGCGTTTGCTGTCCGCTGGGCGACACCGCCATCGGTAGGCTTGCAGCTATAAACGAAATCCCGGTAATAGCGTCCGGGTCGTTAAACGCGCATACAATGCCCCCAGGGGTTGACCTTGGAATAAGCGCACACTCGTTTGACTATATCGGTAAGGCGACGCGCTATAAGGCAAAAATAGGATGGATCGGCTACCACCCAAGCCTACTGCCCAGGCACAGAGGTAAAAGCGCGATTGAATGGGCGATAAGAATGGGAGACCCGGTAACGGGAGGAACCGTTTTTTGGCTAAATGCTGGCATAGATCGGGGGGATATTGAGTCGCAGGATTGGGTGTTCATCGACCCGGCTCTTTTTTCAATAGACCCGGCTAAGGCCGCTAAAAGGCTATGGGACGGCAAGCTTTTCAGCTTAGGGGTAAGGCTTTTGTCCGCCGCGATTGACCGTATTATTTTGGGGCAAATAGTAAGGGCGGCGCAGGATAATAGGTTTTCAACCTGGGAGCCGTCAACGGCGGTTAACGATATTTACAGGCCCGACGCGCTTTGCCTACCACCGCCTACCGGGCCAACCACATAAAAAATAACGCATGGCACACAAGCTCACCCAGGCAGATAGGGACAAAGGAAACGCAACACGAAAAGCCAGAACTGCAACACAAAAAAAGCAGATGCTGGACGCGCTTAAAACGACGTTTGGACTTGTGAAACCAGCAGCCGAGAAAGTAGGCATTGAACGCAGTACCCATTGGCGATGGGTCAATGATGATCAGGATTACGCGGCCAAGGTTTTAGAGATACAAGAAAATAACCTAGACTTTGTAGAAATGAATATGTACAAGCAGATAGCAGAGGGGAACCACACGCTGATAATGTACGTATTGAACAATAAAGGAGCATCCAGGGGGTACGGTAAACGACTGCTTGAAATGGGCATTGGGACAACTCAAGAACTAGCAGACATTCCAAAAATAGTATGGGTGAAATCCGAGTAAATGAAAAGTTTGCCCCCCTCTTTGAAGCTCCAAAAACTCGCTACGTCCTGCTCAGTGGTGGCCGTGGTGCCGCCAAGTCTTTTGCTATAACCCTTCTTTGCTCTCGCATCATGGCAGAGCACCACAATCAACGGATATTGTACACCCGCTACACAATGGCAGCGGCTAATGATTCGGTAGTCCTAGAATTTGCGGAGAAGATAGATATTCAAAAACTTCACCCATACTTCACCCAAAAGAAAAACGACGTTTATTGCGGATCCACTGGATCAGCTGTATCGTTCAGGGGCTTGAAATCCGGTTCCAAATCCCAGACCGCAAAGCTCAAGTCAATTAAGGCCAATATTTTTGTGCTGGATGAAGCCGAGGAATTGACCGACGAAGAGGAATTTGACAAGATCGACCTTTCGATTAGGGACAAGAATAAAACAAACCTGATTATCTTGATTATGAACCCAACGAACAAAAACCACTGGGTTTATAAGCGTTGGATTCAAGACACTCGCAGGACTGAAATTATTGACGGGGTGCCTGTCAGCATATCTACACACCCCGACGTGACGCACATACACGTCACGTACCTGGACAATAAAGAGAACCTTTCGGAATCGTACCTACGGCGCATTTATGACCTCAAAGCCAACAACCCCAAGAAGTATGCCCACTACATCATTGGCCAATGGATCGAAAAAGCAGAGGGTGTAATTTATGAGGATTGGACTGAGGGTGTATTTGATGAAAAGTTGCCGTATATTTACGCTATGGACTTTGGGTATTTTCCTGATCCGTTGGCACTTGTGAAGATCGCAGTTGACAGAAAGCGGAAAAAGATTTACCTCAAAGAACTGATTTACGAAACGGAGCTTTCAAACGAGGGTCTTCTTAGGATGATGACGGAGGCAATACCGGATAAAAGCAAGCCCATTGTATCAGACACCAACGAAAAGCGAACAGTGATGTTTTTGCGCTCCAAGGGATTTAGGGTGATTGAGGCAAAGAAGGGGCCAAACTCCATTATCCAGGGCATCAAAGACATGAAGGATTACGAAATCATTGTCACGTCAGATAGCCCCAACATCAAAAACGAGCTTGACAACTACGTGTGGGCCGACAAGAAAAGCGACACCCCAATAGATCAATACAACCACAGTTTGGACGCTGGGCGGTATGGGTTCACCTGGATCGTGAAGCATGTTCCAAGACCGGGCGAAATGAAAACAGGTAAAGGATAAATCAAACATAATGGCAAAAGTCAAAACCGAAATTGAGCAAACAGGCGAAGTCAGGCAAAGCGAGTGGGTACACCCAGAAGCAGAGGCGATTTTTAACGCACTACTTGGAGCCTACGAAGATGCCAAAGAAGCAGGGTTTAGGGCGCAATTCTGGCGTTCAATGATGCTTTCCCTGGGTGAGTTCTACATAGCGGACAAACCTCGCGTTGTGGACTTCTTTTTGAACCAGGAAGGACTAAACCACCAACCCAAAGAGATACCCGCAAAGCAAGCCAAGCAGCCAAGCGAGTACAAAAAGGAACCCGATTACTCAGCCAAAGCCGGGCGGGAAACGTCAGGCGAGTGTGAATCTTGCGGCTAATGATTGCAAGACTATCCACCGGGGCCACAATCAACCTACCACTTACCGCGCACGAAATACCGTGGGAGGCGTTTTGCGACTTCAAAGACCAAGAGCAGGAATATTTTACCGCGCAAGAAACCGAAGATAGCCAAGCCGCAATACTTTCAATCACCAGGGCTTTGGCTTACGTATACGGGGAATGGATTTGGGATTTACCGTTTTCGCTTGATGAACCGCTTGAAGAATTGTTTCTAAGCGGCTTTACTGTCACGCTGGGAGACGATCTTTCTACAATGCGACTCTATGCACACCTTAACACGATTATCAACAACTTCAAGCCCGAAACGCTCAAGGACAAAGTTTTTAAGTTGGTGATCGGTGGCGAAGAATACCAATTGGATCAACTCAAGGCGGCTAAGTTTTTGACGCTGGAAGGTGTAAGTACAGGCGAGGCAATTGAAGTACTTGAGTTCAGGCGCATTGCAGAGAAGAACCTGGAAGAAAAGAAGTTTGCCCTTGGCAGTATGGACTTTACTTTGGGACTGCGAGAATTGGCAATACTTGTACGCAAGAAAGGAGAGGCGTTGCCCTGGAACCGCAAAGAGTTGGAGTCATTCCTAAACGACAGGATGCAAACTTTCAGAACCGTAACCGCTGGCGAAGTCTTAACCCTTCGTTTTTTTTTGATCAATTCATACTTGCTTTGGCTGCAAAACCAGATTACCAATTCTTCTGGAACGGTTCGCCCTATCAAGGTTCAGGAACTAAGTCGAAAGAAACCAGGGATCGTGAAGCGGCGGCGCGGGAAGCTTTCGAGCTGATGGGGTGGCGGTTACTACTTGATGCAGCGTTACGGGAACAATGGTACATTGGAGGAATGGAATCACTTTGGAATAGCGAGTTTGAGGATTTTGTATTTCTTACTTCTTTAAAAAATAGCAGGGTATGAGCAATGAAATAAAGGCAAAGATATTGTCTCAACAAACCACCGAGTTAGGAGTCTTTGTAATAGGTCAGATCAATCAAGCGCCATTCACAGACAAAGAAAGAGATATTATGGAATTAATCATAAAGGCTCACAACTTGTTTGTTGAAGAAGAAAGGGCGCATCCAAGCGAAATACAAGAGTGGATTACAGGTATTCATCAATTGCAATCAATACTTCAGCACAGATTGTTGTGTAGAATTTTCCCTGGAGAATTTACTTCACTTAAAAACAGTAGGGTATGAAAAATGAAGCTCTAGCGAAAGCCATAAAGGATGTTTTGAAAATTGACATTCCGGTTGATTATGAATTTAACGACGTAGAAATTGCGCTATCTGAATTTCATAAGCGTGAGCATTCGCGTTGCATGGAGATGATACAATTTTTAAACGAAACACTGAATGATTTTAAGCAAAAACTTGCTGATTCAGAGTTTAAAAATTCACGGGTGTGAAAGTACTAACCAAGGCTGATTTTATAGCCATTTGCCGCAAGATTGTAGCTCAAATGGCATCACGGGAACAAAACAAAAAGGGGGTGCCTCACCGGGTCAACTCCTTTGCTGCTTTTGTAGACGACATGCAACCAAGCGTCATGCACCCGTCATTGGGGGCCACGTATGGCGATTACAAAGCCGGGCGTTTCTTTTCCCGTAACTGGGATGCGTCTGGCAGCGATCCTTCCAAGATGTTCTTTGAATACCCTGGGATTGTGATACAGGAAACAGGTGCCTATACCAACTCTATCAGGAGCGACCGCATTTACTTGGATTTGCTGGTAGTGGCTTTTGATCGAAACACCTGCGAGAATTGCCCACCCGAAGTACTTGGAACCGAAAGCACCTTTGAAAACACGCTTTACCTTTTGCGCTCGTTCATTCGGCAATTGATGGATCATTCAGTTTTTGCTTACACTCAAGGCGAGTACTGGCAAACGCCTGGGGAATCAGCATGGAAGATTGCCAATGAGTCTGGGCAATTCACGTATGAATTTGAGCCTGGGGAATGGCTTGAAAACTTCATCATTGCTCCTCAACAATGGAAGTTCACCAAATACAGTGACGGGGCTATTGGCGGCGCGAGGGGTTACGCAGTGGAGTTTACTATCCAAGTGTGCGAAACCATCGAAACCCGAATGAAGTACAGCGACCCCACAAGCTCAGTTGTTCCCGTCACAAACTGCGAGTCATGCGGATAGTCACTTATCAGGAGTTGGTAGGCATTGCCCTCAACGCCGTGGAAAGCCTAGTTGAAAAAGGCAAGGACGAATTGAGCGAACAAGGCCACGTTGCAACAGGCCGGGGCATCGCCTCGCTAAAGGCAAAAGCTGTCGAAAGTGTCGGAGATACTTTGCGCATTGGCATAGAGGGCAACGATTACCTTTTAGATTTGGACACGGGAATACCAGCAAGTAAGGTAGACACAAGCGCGGCGGCTGAGGCAAGGTTATTGCAGTGGGCCAGGATTGTAAAACCTGGGCTTTCTGAGTCGAACCTAAAGCGGTTCACATTTTTGACGCTCAATAAAGCCGCTGTACTTGGGTTCCCCCTGCCTGGATCGTTTGCCTTTTCCAATAATGGGAGGCGTACTGAGTGGATAAAGTTTGGGCTTGAGATGAATGCAGAAAGGATCATCGAAGAGCAGTTTAAAGTCTTTGAGCTTTTGGTAGAAAACTTTGACGAAATCTACCGGGAAGCCATTGAAGAAGCACGAAAAATAGCAGCATGACAAAGGTTCTGGTTTACGAAGTCGAGATCAAAGGCGTTAAAACGGCGGTAAATAGTCAAGAGGATTTGGCCAGAGCCATACGGGACACTACCAAAGCCCGTCAGGCTGAGAAGTTCAACACCGACGAATACAAGCGGCTTGGAAACCAGATCGCAGCACTCAAGACGATCCAGCAAGAGCAGAGGCAGGAAGAGCGCAACGCCATCAACCAATTTAAGCAAAATGCGGATCAGGGCAAGAACTCATACCGGGCATTGAATGCGGAATTGGTACGGCTTCGTAACTCCTACAAAGACCTGACAGCAGAGGAAAGGCAAGGGGCATTTGGGGCGCGAACGATTACGCGAATCAAAGAACTTGACCGTGAATTAAAAAGCATTGATGCTAACCTTGGCAACTTCCAAAGAAATGTTGGCAACTACTCAAACTCATTCAACAAACTTGGAGACGCTTTAACCGGGGGCTTGGTTACCGGGGGCATTGTTGCCGTGGCTGCTTTGGCAAAACAGGGGCTACAAGAACTCTTTGAGTTAAACAAAGCCATTGCAGACATTCAGGCTAACGTAGTTAAAACAACGGGCCTAAGCTTCGACCAAGTTACCTCGCTTACTGAGGAATTAAAGAAGCTGGACACTCGCACAACCTTGGAAGAGTTGCTGAATATCTCCACCGTTGCGGGTCGTTTGGGTGTTGAGGGTGAAAAGGGCGTGTTTGAGTTCACTAAGGCAATTGACGTGCTCAACGTGGCCTTGGGTGATGATTTTGGGGGGAATGTAGAAGTTGTAACGGATCAAGTAGGCAAGCTTTCAAACGTCTTATTTGGGGCCACAACAGACGGGGAATTACTCGCAGAAAATTTGCTTTCGCTTGGCAATGGATTGAATGTTTTAGCCGCAAATGGCGCAGCGTCAGCCAACGGGATCACCGATTTTTCAACCCGTATCGCCGCACTTGGTGTACCGCTTGGACTTACGGCGGGTGAAATCCTAGGCATATCTGCAAGCCTGGAAGAATTGGGCGTTACAGCAGAAAGGGGCGGCACCGCAACGGGGCGTATCTTTCAGGCGCTTACCCAAGACTCGAAGAAGTTTGCCAAAGAATTTGGGATCACTCCGAAGGTATTGAAGGATGCAGGGATTGAAGCCAAGTCATTCACCGACTTAGTAAATACCGATCTTGTCAAAGCTTTACAATTGGCATCAAGTCGGGCCGTAACGCTATCTAAGGACAATGTTGACCTGTCAAGCAAGCTCAAAGCCGTTGGGCTTACCGGGGCTGGTGAGCTTGAAACCTTCCTAAAACTTGGACAAGCCAACGAAAGATTATCTGAAAATATCGGCGTTGCAAATAAAGCCCTTGAAGGACAACAATCACTACTTGATGAAGCAGCGGCCAAAAACAACAACTTAGCCGGGGCCTATGAGCGATTGATCAACGACATCCGAGAATTTTTTGTGTCCTCCGATGTTCAAGACTTCTTTTTAGCTTTGATTCAAGGCGCAAGGGATGCAGGTACAAGCATTCAGGAATTAGGCAAAACCATTGCACCGCTTGGGCAATCAATTGGCGATCTTGCAAAGGGTTTGACCGGGGCAAGTAAAGAGTCGGACGGGCTAACCGCTGCTTTTGATTTGTTAAACAAAGCCGGGAAGCTTGCGCAAAAACCGTTTGAGTTCTTAGTTGCCACTGTCAATGGATTGATCAAGGGCTTTACTTTCTTGGGTAACAAGGTCAATGATTTTTACAGCATCATCTTTGCCCCACTTGATCGAACCGAAAAGAAAACCAAAGCATCAGCAGAAAGCCTAAAGGTATTCACCGACCTGGCCAATAAAGGCAAAGGTGATGTGCTTCAATTTGGTGCAGGTACAGAACAGGCGGCAAAGGGTTTGGATAAATTAGCATCCAGTGCAGGCAAGGCCAAAAAAATAGTTGAGAGTTTCGCAAAAGATTCATTGTCATTCCTGCGCGGTGAAGTTTCAAGGCTCGAAAAAGAGATTGATCAAGCAAGCCCCAAAGACCAACCAGCATTATTTGAACGCCTATTCTCAGCAAAGAACCAATTAAGCAAAGCCGAAAAGGAACAAAAGGCACTGCTTGACAACTTGACCGGATTTGTTGAAGCAGTAAAAGAAGTTCAGGACGTTTCAGAAAAAACCTTCCAGCGTACCCAAACCGTAACTGAGGATGGGGTAATAAAGCAGGTTCAACAGGCCCAAAGGGGGTTAAGGGTGGTTGGAAAAAGTTTGATTGATCGCCTTGCCGGGCTTGGGCTTGAGATCAACGACGCTTCAACTAAGTTCACCAAGGACGCGACCGACCGAATCAGAACAGATTTTGAGGTAAGTTTGGATGCTTTACTTGAAGAGTTCGGCAACTTCTTTACATCCGGTCGGTTCTTTGACACACTCACTGAGGCCGGGGCCGCAATATCGGGTCTTGCCAGTGCTAGAAATGAATCCGAATTAAACGCCATAGAAGAGCGTTACGCCAAAGAAATTGAGTTAGCAGGGGATAACACCAAAAAGAAAGAAAAGCTTGAAAAGGAGCTTGCAGCAGAGCAGGAGCGCATCAGAAAGAAAGAGTTTGAACAGCAAAAGCGTTTCAGGATTGCTTCTGCTTTATCTTCTCTGGCATCTGGTGTTGTCAATATCTTAGCTACTCCATCAATTATTCCTGACCCATTGGGTGCTTTGTACAAGGCTGCCCAAATTGCATTTCTAACCTTCACAACTACAAGCCAAATCGCCCAAATTAGCTCGCAAAAAGCCGCTAAAGGCATGATCATAAAAGGCCCAAGCCACGCACACGGGGGAACACCCGTACAAGTAGGCAACACCACAATTGAGGCCGAAGGCGGGGAATGGATAGGCGATGATGGCCAGGGAGGCACCGCCATAGTCAACAAGCACAATACCGGGCGCTACTACCCTATTTTGAAACAACTAAGCGCGGTAAACTTCCCAGGCAAGCGGGTTGTATTATCTGCCATTAATGCGGATCGGGGCTATGGGGTAAAGTTTGAGCAAGGGGGATTACTTGAGCCTAATTTCTCCAAAATGAATGTGGGTGTGTCGGGGGGTATCAGCATCGTTACAATAGATGCCAACTCGATCCAGAACATGGCCGCCGCCGTTGGGATAGGAGCCAAACGAGGGGTTGAGGCCGGGCTAGTGGTAGCCAACCGGGAAAATGAAAGGATTGCACAGGCAGAACAAAAAAGCAAGATATGAGTTTCACCATAACACAGCAACCAGCCGACACAGTGCCACAGCCAAAGAGCAAGTACCTGGAATGGTTGTTAGGCACTACGGATTTCCTGAACAGCGCGGACGCTTTTGCAACGTTCACGCTCACCTTTGTTGACGGGGCCGAAGCCGATGCAATTGAGGTGATTGTAGTGGATTCGCTCTTTACCACCGATTCAGCGTTTCCTTTTACGGCGCTCACCTACCACCACGAAGCTGCCAAAGAAGACACCGCCGCCAATTTTGCAGGAATGCTTTCGATAAACCCCGATTTTTTAGACTGGGTTATAACTCATGCCGGGGGCGTAGTGACCGCAACCAGGTCAAATCCTGGGGCATTGTCTCCGTTCACCTTTGTATTTAACGCACTCACCAACCCGCCGTCAGTTTCCAGCACCAACGGCACCACCGAAAGCAGAAAAAGTAAGTTTGTGATTTGGGATTTGTACGCAGATTCAACGCGCATTGTGGGCCGTAAAAGTGCGGCAATTGATCCCAGCGGGGTAAATGGGGTTTGCTCCATCAAATTCGATCCCGCATTCCTATTCAATACCTACGAACCCAAAACCGATCTGCTATTTTGGGCTGAGGATAAATTTTACATGGACATTCTTTTTAAAGCGGCGCTGATCAACCAAAACAGCATTTGCCAACAAGACGTGGAAGGGGTTGTACAGGGCGATTTGTTTACTTTGGTAAACTCCATCTTTCAGCCCGTCGATCAATTGGGATTTGCACCATACACTAGCGACCCCAGCGACGACGGCCCAGGCGATCCGCTTGTAAAATGGGTGACGGGCAACCCTTTGAGGCGGTATCTGTATAATGACTTCTTTGAGTTGGCCGGTATTT